TCACACTGAATTTCCTTTAACATAGCGAAGCACCCTCCCTTCCTCAATTAATTCAATTTTACCTAATGCAAACAAGCAATTTAAAGCACTCAGGAAATCAGCCATGTCCTTTTTACGAAAAGTTGTTATTTCAAACAATTCTTTAGGGGACATGTCCTGCTGCGACAGTGCTTCTAATATATCTGGGAAAAGAGCAATAACGCTATTAGTATAGGGAATTACTTTATTTGGTAATCTCATCGAACACCTCACACCTTTGTACGAAGTAGGAGATTATAATCTCACACGCTCCTCTATATTTGCGGCCTGTCTTTTCAAACAATGTTTCAACAAGCAGATAGTAAATTTCGCTTTGCGATATACGTGATTCACTTGCATCTTCATACATCCGTCTAACGTTTCTAGCAAATTTATCAACGTTTAAACTGTTCTCGCCTGCAAGCCGATATAATGAATCATTGACTCCCTCATATAACTGCCGAACATCAAACAGCACTCGATCTTTCAACCGTTTTTCGGTGATTTTATTCTCAACCTTAACAGGTTCAATTTTTAGTTGTGTATCATCAGTAGCATCCATTAATTCTACTTCCCGAAGGACTTGTTCAATTTGTTTCTCTATTGTATATCGTGAAGTAGCATCTCTTGCTATCATAAGATTTTCCAAGTCACGCTTGTCCGAAAGCAAAGCCAATTTCTCTTCTTTTGAGGCACTCTGCATTTCACGCTCACACTCAACACATAGAACCACTTCATCAGTTTCTGAAAGGCGAACGACCTTAGCGTAGTTAATGTCGTTGCCTTCTTTTTTTATACCTAAAACTCTTCCGCACTTTTGGCATTTGCCACCTGTTTCTGCAAGCAACACGAGCGAGTGGGCGTCGATTGCAATTTCGTAAGCAGTCTCTGGAGACAAATTACTATATGTAGTAATAAAGCTTATGTCTAATTTTTTATCTTCAAAGGATTGTATGTACTCATTTGTTATCTCACTAACACTACTTTCACAATTTCGATTTTCGACGTAAAGCACCGTATAAAGTAGGATTCCTGCTAGGAATTCCTCCAATACAAAGGCATTACGCTTTATGATATCATCCTTTGTCATGCGGTTTACTATTTCAACAACTGTATCACGCTCGATAGAGTCATCAGATGCAATAATGTCTTTTAGGGCTAAAGCGATAAGGCTTCTCTTATTACTATCCAACATCTGGAGAATGTTTTGCTTAAAGTAATCTGAGATAGCATGAGGATCTGCACTAGGAGCGGTATCAGTTACTATAGGTGATAAATTTTTTTTACCCAGTATTAAATCTGAAACGGTACCATCTTCTCCACTAATATCATAGGTAGGCGCAATAGAAAGCAGCATGGTACCACACAATCGTTTTTGTGAAATTCTTTTAGCCTTGCATCTCTTTAAAATTGTTGCAAAAGTACCAAAGCATAACTTTTTCATACATTGCGCCTCCTTCAATAGTTTTATTTCTTCGGAGTATCATCATCGATGTAGTCAACGATATCGCCTATGTTAACTTCAAGAGCTTTACATATTCTTCCTAACACATCCATGCTTACCGGTAAATCTTTCCCCATTTTTGCTAACGTTGTTGAAGTTAAATTTGTTTTTTCCATTAAATCCTTTTTCAACATCTTTTTATCAATTAAAAGTTTCCATAGTTTATTATAACTAAATGCCATTTTTAACGCCCTCCAAGCACTATTGGATGGTTTTTATTAATGCGTATTTACTATTATAGCAATTTACTAAGCGTGTTTCAATCAATAATCTAAAAATACTAAGCATTTCTTTACGAATGCTTAGTTTTTTGTCGTGGTGAAAATGAAAAAGATTTGCGGAGTATCAGCGGAGTATCAGCAGAGTGTCAGCTGAGGATTTCAGATGTCCAAATTAATAAAATTTAAATAGATGGTAAGACAAGCTTACTTTTAGCAAAAAAGAAAAACTCGTTCGCTTACCAGCTATAAAAATATCAAATGCCTGATTTGCAATAAGGGCAAAGGATACATATTGTTACGTTTCAGTCCGTTAAGGATTGTTATGCGTTGCAATAGAAGTACCTTACCTTGTTGCGCTCATTTTCAGGACAAAGGGTCTGTGTACTTCGAGGCACAGACCTATTTTTGTATCCTTTGCCGCCAATGCAGTCCGGCGGAAAGGATGCAAAATGAAAATTAGAATTATGTACGACAACAAACCTACCTATTTGGAGGTACCAGACGAGGACTTTACTTTAATGATTGATGCAGATTACGAGGACAGGCTATCCTGTGCCGAAGATAAGGAAACGGTAACTCGTCGTTCACCACAGGAGATTATGGACGAGCGTTTTAACAAGCCCGACTACAATAACTGGCACAAGTTTGATAGAAACAGAGGGATGCCAAAGAAGCCATTCCGTAAAGATGACCAAGCTGTAGATGAAACCGATCATATGGACTATTTCTCTGATAACACACATGAAGAGACTCGTGAGAAAAAAGAAGAATATGAGTATTGCTGTGAGATTATTCGTACCATTCTTAAGCCGAAACATTCAGAACCTTTTATTGCTGTATATCTTGATGGCATGTCAATGACCGACTATGCAAAAAGTGTGGGTGTAAGTAAAAGTGCTATTTCACACCGTTTAGATACAGCCAAGAAGAATTTCAAAAAAGTTTTTCCAGAATCCTCAACTTTTCCCTCTTGCCACGGCTAATAGATAGAGGGCAGCAAATAAACGCTCTCGGAAAGAGGTGAAGAACATGAAACACAACTTAAAAATCAGTGTTTCAAAAACTCCACAATCTGGCGGGATTGTTTCCTGTCGTAATGTCACCATAAGGGAGCGTTTCCTCCGTTTCTTACTTGGTGATAAGCAGAAACTGACTATCCTTGTTCCGGGTGACACCGTACAGGAACTCGCCATTAGTGAGATTAAGGAGGGAGGATTAAACCATGAGCAAAATCAAACTACTTCTTGATGTGGTTTCAGATATGCGCTCTTTGGCAGACAGCATACAAGCGGTTGCCGATGCAATGGCGGGCAATGAACCTGTCGAAGCAAAAGAGCCGACTTCACCTGTAAAAGAACCTGCGCCAAAGAAAAAGGAGATCACTCTAGAGGAAGTAAGAGCAAAACTCGCTGAAAAGAGTCAAGCCGGTCTTACTGCCCAAGTGAGAGAAATCATCCAAAAATACGGTGGCTCTAAATTAAGCGAAGTTGACCCGAAACATTATGCAGATATGTTGAAAGATGCGGAGGTACTAGGGAATGAGTGATCACGCAGTACTTTCCGCATCGGGGTCCCATAGGTGGCTGAATTGCCTTCCATCTGCAAGATTGGAACTAGAATTTGAAAATAACGAATCCAATGCAGCTGCTGAAGGCACCGCCGCCCATGCTCTTTGTGAACATAAACTTAAAAAAGCACTTCACATGAGAAGTAAGCGTCCTGTTTCAACTTATAACAACGATGAGATGGAAGAACACAGCGATGCTTATGTGGAATTTGTAATGGAGCAGTTTGAACTGGCAAAACAAAGCTGTACGGACCCGTTAATACTTATTGAACAACGTCTTGATTTTTCCTGCTATGTACCACAGGGGTTCGGAACTGGTGACTGCATCATCATTGGCGATAAAAAGCTTCATATTATCGATTTTAAGTATGGCATGGGTGTGTTAGTAGATGCGGTGGATAATCCGCAGATGAAATTGTATGCCCTTGGTGCTTTGGAAATCTACGATAGCCTGTATGATATCGAGGAGGTTTCCATGACCATCTTCCAACCCCGCAGGGAAAATGTCAGTACATGGACAATCCCGGTAAAGGAATTAAAAGACTGGGCAGAAAACGAGCTGAAGCCAAAGGCGAAAAAGGCCTATGAAGGCGAAGGTGACTACCTTCCAGGTGAATGGTGTACATTCTGCCGAGCGGCTGTTAAATGCCGTGCAAGAGCAGAAGAAAAGCTGAAATTAGCACAGATGGAATTTAAACTGCCACCCCTGCTTACAGATTCTGAAATTGAGGAAGTTCTCTCTAAATTGTCCGACCTTACAAAGTGGGCAAATGAAATCATTTCTTATGCTACGGATGCCGCCGTTAATCACGGGAAAGAGTGGCACGGTTTTAAGGTAGTTGAGGGTAGGTCTATCCGTAAATATAAGGACGAAGAGGCTGTGGCTGAAGCAGCCAAGGCAAACGGCTATAAAGATATTTACCGTCAGAGTCTCATTACCCTTACGGAAATGCAGAAGCTGATGGGTAAGTCGAAATTTCAAGAAATCCTCGGTGGTCTCATACATAAACCACCAGGTAAGCCAACGCTGGTTCCACTTTCGGATAAGCGGCCAGCTATGAATATATCAAACGTAAAAAACGAATTTAACGAGATAACGGAGGAATAGGAATATGAATAATCAAAACAGAACGAAGGTTGTTACAAGCGTCAACACACGTCTTAGCTATTTTCACGGCTGGGAACCCGTATCCATCAATGGCGGAGCGGAAAAGTACAGCGTATCTGTATTGATTCCCAAAACAGATAAGGAAACTATCAATGCTATCAATGCAGCAGTAGATGCAGCCATTGAAGAGGGCATTGCAAAGTTTGGTGGTAAAAAGCCGAATAAGGTGGCTATCAAACTGCCACTTCGTGATGGTGATGTAGAACGTGATGATGAGGCTTATAAAGGGCATTATTTTGTAAATGCCAACAGCAAGACTCCACCCCAAATAGTAGATAAAGCAGTCAAGCCTATTCTGGATCGCAATGAGGTATACAGTGGTTGCTATGCAAGAGTGTCACTTAATTTTTATGCTTTCAATTCTAACGGGAACAAGGGGGTGGCCTGCGGACTTGGTAACATCCAGAAGATTAGAGATGGAGAGCCTTTAGGCAGCAGAACCACAGCGGCTGATGATTTCACCACAATTGAAGATGATGATTTCCTAGCATAACAGCTAAAGTACGAATACAAACGGGGTGGTGGAAGTTGTTCTTCTGTCACCTCGTTTGCATTGGAAAGGGTGTAATACATGAATTCTATTTCAATTGATATTGAAACATTTAGTAGTGCCAATCTTCAAAAGTCTGGAGTTTACCGTTATGCCGAGAGTGATGATTTTGAAATTCTACTATTTGGCTATTCGGTGGACGGTGGCGAAGTACAGGTGGTTGACCTTGCCTGCGGGGAGGAAATCCCAGATGAAATTATAAACGGACTTATGGATGATTCCGTTACAAAGTGGGCTTTCAATGCAATGTTTGAGCGTGTGTGTCTATCAAAATGACTTAACCTTACTGAATATCTTGACCCCGCATCCTGGAAATGTTCCATGATATGGTCGGCATATATGGGATTACCTCTTTCTTTGGAGGGAGTCGGGGCGGTTCTAGGTTTGGAGAAACAAAAGCTAACTGAGGGTAAGGACCTTATTAAATATTTCTGTTCACCTTGCTCCCCTACAAAATCTAATAGTGGTCGAGTTCGTAATTTGCCAGAACACGACATTGATAAATGGGAGCGGTTTAAAGTATATAACCTTCGTGATGTGGAAGCCGAGATGTCAATACAACAAAGGTTATCCAAGTTTCTGGTGCCGGAAAATATCTGGAAGGAATATCATCTCGACCAGGAAATCAATGATCGTGGCATTGCCATTGACATGGCTTTCGTAAAACAGGCTGTTGTGATGGATGAACATTCCCGTGAAAAGCTAATGGCTACAATGCAAGAAATAACCAATTTAGAGAATCCAAACTCTGTACAACAAATGAAAGACTGGCTTGCTGACAATGGGCTAGAAACAGATACACTTGGTAAAAAAGCGGTTGCTGAGATGTTAAAGACAGCACCTGAACCACTAGGCACTGTTTTGGAACTTCGACAGCAGCTTGCAAAATCATCGGTGAAAAAATACACAGCAATGGAGAATGCGGTATGTAGTGACGGTCGTGCAAGAGGAATGTTCCAGTTTTACGGAGCCAACAGAACCGGCAGATTCTCTGGCAGGCTGATTCAGCTACAAAATCTTCCCCAAAACCATATGCCCGATTTGGAACAGGCTCGTGCTTTAGTTCGAAGCGGAAACTTTGATGCTCTTACTTTACTCTATGATTCAAACCCAGAGGTACTGTCGGAACTTATCCGTACTGCTTTTATACCACGAGAAGGTATGAAGTTCATTGTGGCAGATTTTTCAGCGATTGAGGCTCGCGTCATTGCTTGGCTTGCAGGTGAAAAATGGAGATTAGATGTATTCCAAAAGGGCGGTGACATCTACTGTGCCAGTGCATCTCAGATGTTTAATGTACCTGTTGAAAAGCATGGTGTGAACGGCCACCTTCGTCAGAAAGGGAAAATTGCCGAACTTGCCCTAGGTTATGGTGGGTCTGTTGGAGCATTAAAATCAATGGGGGCTTTGGAGATGGGAATTGAAGAAGAGGAACTTCAGCCTCTTGTAACAGCTTGGAGACAGTCCAATCCCAATATCACAAAACTCTGGTGGGATGTTGACCGTGCAGTAAAAACTTGTGTTAAGCAAAAGTCTCCCACAGAGACACACGGCATTAAATTTATCTATCAAAGTGGAATGCTCTTTATTGTCCTCCCTTCTGGTAGACGGCTTGCCTATGTGAAACCTCGTATGGGGGAGAATATGTTCGGTGGAGAGTCGGTTACTTACGAAGGGGTCGGAGGGACGAAGAAATGGGAAAGAATCGAAAGCTATGGACCCAAATTTGTAGAGAATATTGTTCAGGCTATCAGTCGTGACATTTTGTGTCATGCCATGCAGACATTAAAGAATTGTTCCATTGTGGCTCATGTACACGATGAAATTATCATCGAGGCGGATATGGAGATGTCACTTCCTGCTATCTGCGAGCAGATGGCTAGGACACCAACCTGGGCAAATGGCCTGTTACTTAGTGCTGATGGTTATGAGTGTCTGTTTTATCAAAAAGATTAAATAAATTGGGTATTCGGATTATCTTGTGGAAAAAGATTAAAAAGACCTTCAACTTTTAAATAACGAAAACAGGATAGCACTATATTTGGTTTGCTTATTTAACGCAGTTTATTAAGACTGCAAATAAGACCACCTCTACAAGTAGATTTATTATTAAAAAAACAAATCGCTTTTATTGACAAATAAATTTATTTGTGCTATAATTTACAGTTAAATTAAATTTGTGTATAATAAGATTCTCCTGGCCAGGGGAATCTTATTTTGTTAAATGGGAGGATTAATTTATGAAGAAGAATGAATCAAGTTTAACTTCCTTAATATCAGCCTTCGGTCGAGCATACCATAGTCAATATGATACACCCAAAATTTTTGATGATTTTATTGCAAAGGATCTAATTACTCAAAAGGAATTTTCAGATATTCGTGAAAACATGATTAAAGGAATTTCATTCTTTAATAAAGAAATTGCAATGAAGTTTCAGGATCAGCCGGATGAAATATTAAAATGGATTACGCAAGTACAACTTTCTCCAATTACTTTAGCACGTGCTGCCTATTGCGAAAATGTATTATTTCATGAAATGTTACTAGGTGTGAAACAGTATGTCATTCTAGGAGCTGGGTTAGATACCTTTTGTTTCCGACATAGCGAACTAAATAACAGCTTAGAAATATTTGAAGTTGATTATCCAGCCACTCAAGACTTTAAAAAGATAAGATTAGCAAATGCCAATTATCAAATTCCAGATAATCTTCATTTTGTTTCAATGGATTTCACCAAAGAATTTACTATTCAAAATCTTGTCGAAGAAGGCTTTATGCTTAACAAAAAAACTTTCTTTAGTCTTTTAGGTGTATCTTATTATTTAACAAAAGAGGAAAATTCCACTTTGATAAATACATTATTTACCAAAGTACCATCAGGAAGTTCTATCGTTTTTGATTATGCAGATGACAAACTTTTTGAAGAAAAAGGAATGTCTAATAGAGTTCAAAATATGGTTAAATTGGCTTCAACTGGCGGTGAGCCAATGAAATCATGTTTTACTTTTGATGAAATAGAGAAAATGTTAGAAAACTCAGGTTTACTTATTTATGAACATTTATCACCTGCTACTATTAATAATCAATTCTTTGGTGATCGTTCAGATTATTTGTCTGCATTCGAAACAATTCATTACATCCATGCTGTAAAAAAATAATTATAAAGTGAAATGCCAACTAACCTCTCAATCTTCCTTAGATTGGGGGGTTTTATTTATTTTATAACTTCTTCTGATAAATAGCCCGTTTGTTGAAGTGAAAAACTGCTGAATCAATCTATAAATCTATATTAATACACAAATTCCACACGATAATCAGAATGCCTAATTAATTTTTTTAAAATCCTCAACAATCATTACCTCCTGTGGCTATTAGGTAGAGGAACTTTCCTCTGACTATATTGCAGGAGGTAATTCGTATGGAAGAATTAGTAAAAATCAATTATGAAAGTCAACGACCAACAGTACTCGGTCGTGATCTACATGAAGCCTTGGAAGTAAAGACCGCTTATAAAGATTGGTTTCCAAGAATGTGTGAGTACGGATTTGAGGAAGGGTCAGACTTTAGCTCATTTTTGAGCGAAAGTACTGGAGGCAGACCAAGCATAGACCATCAGTTAACAATTGACATGGCAAAAGAGCTATGCATGATACAGCGTACTCCAAAAGGGAAAGAGTGCCGCCAATACTTTCTTGAAATTGAAAGAAGATGGAATTCCCCAGAGGCAATCATGGCAAGGGCATTACAGTTTGCTAATCAACAATTAACTCAAGTAAGGAATCAAAATAAAGTGCTTGAAGGTACGGTTGCTGTTCAGAATCAGCAAATTGCAGAAATGAAACCGAAAGTGTCTTATTACGATGTGGTTTTAAATTGTAAAGACCTCATTTCCACATCAGCAATCGCCAAAGATTACGGTAAGTCAGCTATTTGGATGAACCGCTATCTTAATAAAAAGGGCATCCAATTTAAACAAGGCGGCATTTGGCTTTTATATCAGAAGTATGCGGAAAAAGGTTACACCAGCACTAAGACTCATAGCTACCTTGGCAGTAACGGGCAACAGCATACAAAAGTCCATACATATTGGACTCAAAAAGGCAGACTCTTCATTTACGAACTGTTGAAGGCAGATGGTATTTTGCCGCAGATAGAAATGGAGGGTGTGTAATGGGAATCAACAAATTTAACCATGAAGGGTACCATGACCCAACTCCCCATGAAGCACTAACCAACATAATGAGAAAGGAAAAGGCAGAGAAAAAATCTGCCTTTAAGCCGCTTGTATATATCTGTTCTCCCTATTCCGGTGATGTAGAAGGAAACATTAAAAAGGCTCGCAGTTTTTGCAGGTTTGCCTTAGACCAAAACTGTATTCCGATTGCTCCCCATCTTATGTTTCCGCAGTTTATGGATGATGAAAACCCAGAGGAACGAGAGCTTGCCATATTTATGGACATCGTGCTTATGGGTAAATGCTCAGAGGTGTGGGTGCTGGGCAATACCATCTCAAGCGGTATGGCGAGGGAAATTGAAGTAGCCAAGAAACGCAGACAAACGGTCAGGTATTTTAGTCCAGGGCATGAGGAGGTTGAAAGCTTATGAAAATTGCAGTGGGCAATAGCCGGATGGATAGGAAATGGAAAAACAAAGATATCTCCTGGGAGAATTTTTGCTCCCGTGTAAAGACAACCCAACGTACCACTGAAACGGTAGAAGAATATCGGAAACTTAAAAAAGGCCAGCAAGATGATATCAAAGACGTGGGCGGCTTTGTCGGAGGACATTTAAAAGAAGGAAGGCGAAAGAAGGGCAATGTTTTATGCCGTTCTTTGCTTACCCTTGATATGGATTACGGTAGACCAGATATTTGGGAGCAAATCAGTATGCTTTTCGACTACAAATGTTGTGTTTACTCCACTCATAAGCACACACCAGAAAATCCGAGACTTAGACTTATCGTTCCCCTTGCTCGTGAGATCAGCGAAGAAGAATATGCAGCTGTTGGACGTATGGTGGCAAAAGAATTTGGTATTGACCTTTTCGATGATACAACCTATGAGGCGCATCGCCTTATGTATTGGCCATCCACTTCCTCTAATGGTGAATTTGTCTATGAAGAACAGGATGGAGCATTACTTGACCCGAATATTTATCTTTCAAAATATGAAAACTGGCACGATACATCAACTTGGCCCGTATCAAGTAGGCAGTCTGAGGTTATTAATCGTAGTCTTAAAGAACAAGCCGATCCGCTTTTAAAAGAAGGTGTGGTAGGAACTTTCTGTCGTGCTTACTCCGTTCATGAAGCAATTGAGAAATTCTTAGGTTCCGTTTATGCACCATCTGCTATGGAAGGGCGCTATGACTATATTCCAGCTGACAGTAGTGCGGGTGTGATTATCTATGATGATAAATTTGCATACAGCCACCATGCCACCGACCCAGCAAGCGGCCTGCTCCTTAATGCTTTTGACCTTGTTCGTATTCATAAATTCGGCTCTTTAGATGATAGAGCTTCCACGACTACGGCTCCTGGTAGGATGCCGTCTTTTGTGGCAATGTGCGAGTTTTCTATAAAAGATGAAGCGGTAAAAGCTGAGTTCGCAAAGGAAAGGCAGGCTCAGGCTGAAGAGGAGTTTAGTGCTGAGGATTGGCAGACAGGTTTGGAACTAGATAAGCAAGGTCGGATAAAAGACACACTGGATAACATCGTTCTGATTATTCGGCATGATGAAGATTTACAGCATATCGCTTTCAACTGCCATCGTGATGGTATTGATGCCAAAGGTGGTCTGCCTTGGGACCAGATTAAGGCGGGTTGGAATGATTCGGATAACGCACTTCTTAAGGTGTACTTAAGCAGCAAATACGGGGTCTATTCTCCTACCAAGACCAAGGATGCTGTGGTAGCGGTAGCATCAGAACGAGCCTACCATCCTGTTAAGGAGTACCTAGACTCCCTGCCAAAATGGGATGGTATTAGCCGAGTAGAAAATCTACTCATTGATTATTTCGGTGCAACAGATAATTCCTACACAAAGGCAATTATTCGCAAAACGATGGTTGCGGCGGTAGCCCGTATTTATAGACCAGGCACAAAGTTTGATAGTGTTCTTATCTTAAATGGTCCTCAAGGCATCGGTAAGTCAACCTTCTTTGCTAAGCTTGCCGGAGATTGGTTTTCAGACAGTTTGACCATTACGGACATGAAAGATAAATCAGGTGCTGAAAAACTTCAAGGATATTGGTTGTTGGAACTCGGTGAGCTTGCTGGAATGCGTAAGACGGATGTGGAGATTGTGAAGTCCTTTATTTCAAGGGCGGATGATAAATACCGTGCCAGTTATGGGGTCAACGTCGAAAGCCATCCCCGTCAGTGTGTAATTGTAGGTTCAACGAATGCAGAAAGTGGATTTCTTCGAGATATCACGGGCAACCGCAGATTTTGGCCAGTCCGCATTAACGGTAACGGTAAAAAGAAAGCTTGGCAGATGACCAAAGAGGAAGTACAGCAGATTTGGGCAGAAGCACTAGTGCTTTATGAGAAGGGCGAAAAACTCTACCTTGAAGGTGATGATGTATCCATGGCGACGAGTGAACAGGCAGATGCGATGGAAACAGATGAACGAGAAGGACTGGTTCGTACCTATCTAGATACGCTCTTGCCGGATGATTGGGACACGATGTCTTTGTACGAGCGTAGAAATTTCCTTGGCGGTAGCGAATTTGGCGGCGGCACCCGTGTTGGAACAGTAAAAAGGACCCTTGTTTGTAATATGGAAATTTGGTGTGAGTGTTTCGGTAAAGAGGCATCATTGCTAAAGCCTTCAGATTCCTATGCCATCGGTGCCATTATGAGAAAGATCAGTGAGTGGAACAAGTACACTGGGAACAAGAATGGTGTTGTAACGTTTCCTGTCTACGGAAAGCAACGAGCTTATTCCCGAGTCGAGGAACAACGCTAAGTTGTATCTTACCTTGTTCCCATACTTGTTATTTCCCTAAAGTTAGTAATGAAAAGGAAAATCAACGGTTCGGAACAAGTGGAACAAGAAGTAACCTATTTATTTATAAATAATAAAAAGAAGTAATAGTAGCCTGTGCATACACGCATACACGCGCGTATAGGAAAATTGGGTCAAAGTTGTTTTCTTGTTCCGAGCCTTTTTACATGGGAGGTATTTATGCTTGAAAAATATATCGAAAAGAAACTGGTGACTGAGGTAAAAAAGATGGGAGGCATTGCTGCGAAGTTTGTTAGCCCAGGTTTAGATGGGATGCCAGATCGCCTGGTGCTTTTACCACATGGGAAGATGGCATTTGTGGAATTAAAGGCTCCCGGGAAGAAACCTCGACTGTTACAGATTAGAAGAATAAAGCAATTACAGAAGTTAGGCTTTGCCTGCTATGTCATTGATGATGTTAAGCAGATTGGAGGGATACTCGGTGAAATACAATCCTCATAAATATCAGACCTATGCAACGAACTTCATTCTAGAGCATCCCATTGCTGCGGTGTTTTTAGAAATGGGTCTTGGCAAAAGCGTCATTACTCTAACTGCTATATTCGACCTGTGTCTTGATCGTTTTGAAATTGGAAAGGTTCTGGTCATTGCCCCACTTCGAGTAGCTAGGGATACTTGGCCAGCTGAGATAAATAAGTGGGAGCATTTAAAAGGGCTAGAGTTTTCGGTAGCCATCGGCACAGAACAGGAGCGATTGGCGGCTCTTAGGAAACCTGCAAGTGTCTATCTTATAAACAGAGAAAATGTTGATTGGTTGGTAAACAAAAGTGGTATCCCTTTTAATTTCGATATGATGGTCATTGATGAACTATCATCCTTTAAGTCCTATGGTGCAAAAAGATTTAAAAGTTTACTAAAAGTAAGGCCGAGGGCAAAACGAATTGTGGGTCTTACGGGTACACCTTCCAGTAATGGGTTAATGGATTTGTGGGCAGAGTTTCGTATCCTTGACATGGGTAAAAGACTCGGCAGGTACATCACTCACTACCGCAATTCCTTCTTTACACCGGATAAACGTAATCAGCAGATTGTATTTTCATATAAACCATTGCCAGGTGCTGAAGATGCCATATATCGGCTCATTTCGGATATCACCATTTCCATGAAATCAGTGGATTTTCTGAAAATGCCAGAATGCATGATCAATGAAGTGCCTGTGTATCTAAATGACAAAGAACAATCAGTATATGATCACTTTCGTGAAGAGATGGTTCTTGAATTTGCTGATAAGGAGATTGATGCCATGAACGCAGCCGTCCTTTCAGGGAAACTCCTGCAAATGGCAAATGGTGCAATCTACGATGATGATAAAAATCCTCATATTATTCACGACCGCAAGCTAGATGCTATTGAGGATCTAATTGAAGGTGCAAACGGCAAACCTGTGCTTATTGCCTATTGGTATAATCACGATTTAAAGCGTATTAAAGCAAAATACAATGTCAAAGAAATTAAAACTTCCAAAGACATCATGGATTGGAATAATGGTGATATTTCTGTGGCAGTTATCCATCCAGCATCGGCTGGACACGGTTTGAATTTACAAAGTGGAGGTTCAACGCTTATCTGGTTTGGACTTACTTGGAGTCTGGAACTCTATCAGCAAATCAATGCGAGACTTTGGAGACAAGGACAAAATGAGACCGTGGTAATCCACCACATTATTACTAAAGGCACGATTGATGAAGATGTGATGAGAGCCTTGAAACGAAAGGAAAAGACACAATCCGATCTTATCAATGCAGTCAAAGCAAATCTTGGGAAAGCGAGGGAAGTTGTATGATGGACGCTTTTGAAAAACTGGCAAATGCCATTATTCTACAGGCAGTCAAGGATTATCGTTTTGCACTGAAAAGATTAGCAAAACACCCTCGCAATGATTCTGCTTTATATACAAAACGTGAGGTTGAGCGCTTCTTTCATTCTGGATTGTTCAATGTTCTCACCTCCCTAAACCCTGACATGTTAATTCAACAGCTACAAGAGGAGGTGGTGCGATGATGACAGCTAAGGAATTCTTAAAGCAGGCTTATCGCCTGAATGAATTGATTAATTCCGACCTTGAAGAGTTGCAAAACTTAAGAAATCTATCAAGAAGTATTTCATCCCCCATTCTTGAGGAAAAAGTCAGTCGAACCAAGAGTACTGACCCACCCTTTGAAAAATATGTGATTAGAATAATAGATTTGGAGCAACAAATACAGCAAGAAGTTGAACGATTAGTAAAGCTGAAATCAGATATCCGTGAAGCGATTAACCAGATGGAAAACGTGGATGAGAAGCTACTTCTTCGCTACCGATACATTAACTTTCTTAACTGGGAAGAAATCTGTGTCAACCTTAATGTTTCTATGAGAACCGTACACAGACTCCACTCATCCGCTTTGCAACATTTAAAGGTTCCAAAATAAAAAGGAGTAACCGGAAAATAGTGCAGGAAGAGGGTTAAAAGGCCCTCTTCACCATTACCTTAGTCATTGTATGAAAATTACAGTGATTTAAATAATTAGTTTCTCCTTTTTAATGATTATTAAATTAAAATGAGCTGTCAAAACAACAACTCATTGCTTACCCACTTTGAATACCGACCTAATGCATGATCTCAGTATAAACTTTTACAGTTTTCTGGTAGTTTGAAAGGATTTTCTTTATTGATACGCTCATAAAACATAATTCCATTTAGGTGATCTATTTCATGTTGAATAACAATAGAGGAATAGCCATTGAGTTTTAATATTATTTCTTCTCCTTCTAAATTAAACCCTTTCACTTTAATTCTCTCATATCTTGGTACGAACCCATTTATATCTCGATCAACAGATAGGCACCCTTCACTTGGTGGTAAGTAAATCATAGAAACGGAATGGCTAATAATTTTTGGATTAATAAGGGTATATTCATGTTCTTTCCCCATCTCGTCAGTGAAATACGCTACAAACATTCGCTTATTCAAGCCAATCTGATTCGCGGATAATCCAACTCCTCCACGTAATTTATATTTTTTGGATAGAATGGGGTCTTGACTATTTTTTAAGAAATTCATCATACTAGTTAATGTTTCCTTATCTTCCTCAGGGGGAGGTACCATCACTTCCAGTGTTGGTCGATGTAAGATATCATTACCTTCCCTTACAATATCTTTCATTGTTATTATATAATTTGAATGAAATTTATTCATAAATAAACAATTCATCTACCTTTACTTTTAACGTTTTTGATAATTTGAAAGCCAGTTCCAGTGTGGGATCATATTTATCATTCTCTATACAATTTATTGTTTGTCTAACAACTCCACACTTCTTAGCAAGTTGCTCTTGTGTTATCCCCAATTTGTTCCGTATTGCTTTAATTTTATTTTTCAACAGTATCACCTATGTCAAAGATATTGGACATTGTTATTATAACAATTACAATAAACATGTCAATAACTTTGGATATTTTTGAAAATATCTATTGGTGGTTTTTGTACGCAGTAATCTGAATGCTCGCAAAAGGTTGGCACACTTTGGCACAGTTTGGCATACGATGACACTGTTTGTCTGTAGTGAAAGTTATATAATGGTAGTATGGAATATTAATAAACAGAAGCCTTCACGGGAGAACCACTCCTGCGAGGGCTTTTTCTATGGGCAAAAGGAGGTGCAGTATGCCAAAGAAACCTAAGCGACCGTGCTCTTACCCTGGTTGCCCAGAACTAACCGACAAGCGCTTTTGTGAAGAGCATAGTAAGAAGGAAGCTGCACGGTATGAAAAGTATGATCGTGACCCATCAACCCGTAAGCGTTATGGTCGTGCTTGGAAAAGGATACGTGACCGTTACATTGCAGCTCATCCTCTTTGTGAGGAATGTAAACGACAAGGAAAGCTGACCCCAGCAACCGAAGTGCATCATATTCTCCCTCTTGCAAGAGGAGGGACTCACGATAGAAGTAATCTGATGGCTCTTTGTACTCCTTGCCACTCTGCAATCACGGCAAGAGATGGAGACCGTTGGGGAACCCGATAGGGGGAGTCAAATCTCCACAGCTTTTCATTTGTGTAACGGGCGGGCAACGCGTGAAAATTCGCGGTTTCAAACAGGGTAATAGGCCCATTGACGAAAAGAGGTGAGTGAATGGCCAAAGATGGAACAAATCGTGGCGGTGCCCGTATAGGCTCCGGTCAAAAGAAGAAACCACTTGCTGACAAAATTGCAGAGGGAAACCCTGGTAAGAGAAAGCTTGAAGTCGTGGAGTTCCAAAATACCGCTGACCTGAAGGGGCAAGAAATGCCAAAGCCAATGGCCATGCTCTCCGCAGTGCAAAAGGATGGAAAAACCCTAGTAGCGAGTGAAATCTATGAAATTACATGGAAATGGCTTGAGGAACGTGGCTGTGCCCATTTGGTACTTCCACAGCTTCTAGAGCGATATGCCATGAGTGCGGCAAGATGGATACAGTGTGAGGAAGCAGTAACCGAGTTTGGCTTTCTAGCCAAACACCCAACCACCGGCAATGCTATTCAAAGTCCTTATGTAGCGATGAGTCAGAACTTTATGAGCCAGACAAACAGGCTATGGATGGAGATATATCAAATCGTTCGAGAGAATTGTGCTACAGAGTATTCTGGTTTAAACCCACAGGACGACGTGATGGAACGACTGCTATCTGCCCGCAGAGGAAAATAAAGATAAGGAGATATGATGTAATGAGTAAAAGATACTTAACAGCAGAAAGTGTATGCGCCGGGCATCCTGACAAACTATGCGACATCATAGCAGATAGCATTTTGGAAGCTTGCCTACGTAAAGATAGGGCATCAAGGGTGGCTTGCGAGGTTATAGCGACTAAAGGAAAAATTATCGTGGCGGGCGAGATCTCCTGCAGCGGGAAAATCGACATCCGATACATTGTTAGAAATGTCCTAAAAGAGATTGGATACAACCCTCTAAAATTTTTGATTTATGTATATGTACATAATCAAAGTGTAGATATTGCGGCTGGTGTGAACATCGCACTAGAAGCACGAAATGGGATAAACGAACAGTACGGTTCCATCGGTGCTGGAGACCAGGGAACTATGTATGGTTATGCTACAAAGGAAACAAGAGAAATGCTTCCCCTACCTCTTGTGCTTTCCCACAGAATCGTAAAGAGACTGGATGATTGTCGCAAAGGAAAACTGATAAAAGGGATTCTTCCTGATGGTAAAGCACAGGTAACAGTGGAGTATGAAGATGACACTCCAGTAAGAATAAAGACGATTGTGATTTCGGTACAGCATGATAAGAATAAAACACAGGACGAACTTAAGGCGGATATCCTTAACAATGTCTTATGGCAGTGCTTTGAGGACTTCCCTTTTGATGATGAAACCGAACTTCTTATCAATCCGTCGGGGCAGTTTGTTCTTGGTGGTCCCGCTGCCGATACGGGTTTGACTGGAAGAAAAATCATGGTCGACACCTATGGAGGGCTTGCATCTCATGGAGGTGGTGCTTTTTGTGGTAAAAACCCAACCAAAGTTGACCGAAGCGGTGCTTACATGGCTCGGTATATTGCCAAACATATCGTTTGGTGCGGTTATGCTAAGAAATGTGAAGTGAGTATTTCCTATGCCATTGGTAAGGCAAATCCTGTAGCCTTTACTGTAAATACCCTTGGCACTGGCACTATTTCTGATGAAATATTAACTCTTGCTGCTCAGGAGACTTTCAACTTAAGACCTGCGGCCATCATTGAAAAGCTGCGTCTAAGAAATGTGATTTATTCTGATACAGCGGTTTATGGTCACTTTAATAGTTGTCTGTTCCCATGGGAGGATGTAAATAAATACAGTGAGTTTAGAAAGGCGGTGGAAAAGTATGTTGATTGAAAAGATTAAAACAAAACAACTCATCCCCGCTGACTATAACCCAAGGAAGGATTTAAAACCGGGTGATCCAGAGTACGAGAAACTTAAACGTTCCCTTGAGGAGTTTGGGTATGTAGAACCCGTTATATGGAATAAAACCACAGGCAGAGTTATCGGAGGTCACCAACGCTTGAAAGTCCTGCTGAGTATGGGCATGGATGAAATAGAATGTGTAGTAGTTGAAATGGATGAGCAAAAAGAAAAGGCTCTGAACATTGCACTAAATAAAATAAGTGGTGATTGGGATAAAGATAAATTGGCGCTACTTATCACAGACCTAAATGCTTCTGTCTTTGATGTATCTCTAACAGGTTTTGACCCAGGAGAATTGGATGATCTTTTTAAGGATTCCCTTAAGGATAATATAAAAGAAGATGATTTCGATGTAGATAGCGAGCTGAAAAAGCCCGCTGTTTCGCATTTAGGGGATGTTTGGATACTTGGACAGCATCGACTTGTCTGCGGAGATAGTACGAGGAAAGACACCTTTGATGTCTTGATGGATGGGAAAGCTGCCAATCTGGTAGTTACGGACCCTCCATATAACGTCAACTATGAAGGTTCTGCTGGAAAAATAAAAAATGACAATATGGGTAATGAAGCGTTCTATGATTTCCTGCTTGCAGCATTTCAAAATACTGAAGCAGCGATGGCAAAGGACGCTTCTATTTATGTATTTCATGCCGATACGGAAGGACTCAATTTTAGAAGAGCATTCTCCGATGCAGGATTTTATCTTTCCGGCACTTGTATTTGGAAGAAGCAATCCCTTGTTCTCGGTCGTTCCCCTTATCAGTGGCAACATGAACCGGTACTCTTTGGATGGAAAAAGAAAGGCAAGCATCTTTGGTATTCAGACCGCAAGCAGACCACCATCTGGGAGTTTGAGAAACCAAAGAAAAATGGCGACCATCCAACCATGAAACCAGTGGCACTTGTGGCATATCCCATTATGAATTCGAGTCTTAGTAACTGCATCGTGCTTGATCCCTTTGGTGGTTCAGGAAGTACACTGATTGCTTGTGAGCAGACAGATAGAATTTGCTACACCATTGAACTGGATGAAAAGTACTGTGATGTCATTGTGGAAAGGTATATTGAGCAAGTCGGAAACTCGGATGGTGTGTTTCTTTTAAGAGATGGTTCGAAATTTAGATATGGTGACCTGCCAAATGTTGATTTATCTACACAAAATACCGCCGATTAATAGAACAGTATTTTCTACAGAAAGATGCTCTAAATGACTTGATAATAACAGCTTTTAGAGTGATACATGTACGTACCGAAAATAGAAAGGCGGTATGAAAATGAAGATTAACTATAATGTTACAGGACCAAAAAGAAAAGCACTGGTTAACGCGATCAGCCAAGAACTGAATGTTCCTGTTAAATACCTCGGTGCACCTACATTTGCATATGAGGTGGCTGACTACAATATTGACAAAAACGGAGTACTCAGTGGGCCAGATAATTCTGAACTGGTTGGTGACCTACTGAGACTTCACGACTTCAAGTCAATTTCAGAAGAATTTGAGACACCATTTCAGAAAACAGAAGCTACTGAAACTGAAGAAGCTATCAATCTGGTAATTCAAATGCCACGGGCAGATTTTACTGACATGGCCCTTGAGAACTTAAAAGGATTGGTAGAGAGTAAAGAAGCTCTTATAAAGACAGCACTTGATACGGACTCCATTCCAATCAATGTAACTGAAGAATTTGTCGCCTTCCCTTGGTTTCAAGGTGAGTGCTCAGCAGAAGAAGTTAAGGCATACACCCATTTTATAACAGCACTTTGCGAAATGGCGAAAAAACAGACCCGCGTCAACTCCACCGAGAAATCAGTAGAGAATGAAAAGTACGCTTTCCGTTGCTTCCTTCTCAGGCTTGGCTTCATCGGCCCAGAATATAAAACGGAACGAAAGATTCTCCTCTCTAAGCTATCAGGTAGCTCTGCTTTCAAAAGCGGGGCAGCCAAGCAGGAGGTGAGTGAACAATGAATATCATTCACCCAGAAATGTTAAAGCAACTTAGAAGCTATTACACTCCAGGAACCCGTGTCATGCTACTTAGAATGAACGACCCATATACAAAACTTCAACCCGGAGCTAAAGGTACGGTTACTAGTGTTGATGACATCGGAACGATTCACGTCAGTTGGGATTCCGGTGGTTCCCTTGGAGTGGCCTTTGGTGAGGATTTATGCAAGAAAATCGAAGAGTAACCATACACATTTTGAGCCAAATATGGCAGCAAATATGTAGATTTATATTGCGAAATTGTCTTGCTATAAAAGCCTTTTAGAGTGATATATGTACATGCCGAAAGGACACACACACTTTAGAAGGAGCGAGAGAAATGTTAAACGCAAAATTTGGAATCGAAATCGAGTTCACAGGAATCACAAGGGAAAGAGCAGCAAAGGTTGTTACTGAATTTCTACAAGGCACTTATGCTGAAGGCGGGACCTATTACGATACGAAAAAGGTAACAGCACCAGACGGACGGGTTTGGAAGTTTATGAGTGACGGGAGCATCCACTGTCAAAGAAAAGAAGGTGGAAGGAAGGTCGCCGCTGGCAGAGATTACAGCGTCGAGTTAGTCAGCCCCATCCTTACCTATCAAGAGGACATTGAAACATTACAGGAGCTGGTGAGAAAGCTTCGCAAAGCCGGAGCCTTTACAAATACATCTTGTGGCATTCACATTCATCTAGACGGTGCTAAGCATACACCAAGAAGTATCCGAAACTTTGTAAATATCATTGCAAGCAAAAACGACTTATTTTACAAAGCACTTCAAATTGCACCGCAGAGAATGAACTACTGCAAAAAGATGGACAGCATTTTGGTTGAGAAAATGAACCGCAGGAAGCCTAAAACTTTGAGAGAAATAGAGGACATTTGGTACGAAGGCTACAGTGAGAGTAGAAGCGCCCACTATCACAATAGCCGCTACCATTTCCTCAACCTTCACAGCTTTTTTACTGGAAACCATACAGTTGAACTTCGAGGGTTTAACAGCGAGCTTCATGCTGGGAAGATAAGAAGCTACATCGTTCTAGCTCTCGCCATTAACCACCAAGCCTTAACACAAAAGTGTGCATCGGCAAAGAAACCTCAAGTGGAGAACGAGAAATTCGCCATGAGAACCTACCTAAACCGAATTGGTTTTATTGGCGACGAATTTGCAAACTGCAGAGAACATTTAACCGCAGCACTTTCGGGTTCAGCTGCATGGCGGTTTCGGGCGGCCTGAGCTGCCCTTAACCCCCAAAGCTAAGAAGGAGGATGACAATGAATAGTAAATTATATCTTGCCTATGGCTCCAACCTTAACCTGGAGCAAATGGCCAACAGATGCCCCACAGCGAAGGTGGTAGGAACAAGCCAAATCAATAACCACCGCTTGTTATTTAGAGGGGCACACGCGGGCGCTGTGGCGACCATTGAGCCTTTTAAGGAGGACAATGTACCAGTTTTGGTGTGGGAAATCACACCGGCTGATGAAGCGGCACTTGACCGCTACGAAGGATGGCCTTTCCTTTATCGCAAGGAAACCGTAAAAGTGAAATTGAACGGCAAAACCGTTAATGCGATGGTCTACATTATGAATGACGGAAGACCGCTTGGACAACCGAGCTGTCATTATTACAGTACCATATTAGAAGGCTATAAGAGTGCGGGCTTCGATGTGGATATCCTGCGCAAAGCGACAACCGATTCAGCTGAATCGGAGGAGGCAATCAATGAATGAGATAATTAAGGAACAAATCCTTTCCATCCGTGAAAGTGGAGTCACAAATATGTTTGATGTGAACCGAGTCCAGTATGAAGCAAATGAACGAGGGTTTTATGAATTGGTAGTCTATTTAATAGACCATAAAGCGGAATATGCTCATTTCATAATGACAGGGGAAGTGGATGGAAATAAGTAAATAAAATTAAACAGGATAAGGAGAAGGGCTTCTATCTATAGGATTGAGGCTCTTTTCTTTTGTCCTTTTTCATAAAAGGGGCGGTGTTTATGCGGAAACTGAAGAAATATAAGCCGACCGCCTTTATAGCTGATGGGTCATATTACGATAAGGATGCTGCTGATTACGCTGTGGCTTTTATCGAAGCACTCTCCCATACGAAAGGTTTATGGGCAGGTAAGCCTTTTGAACTTATCGATTGGCAGGAGCAAATCATCCGTGACCTATTCGGAATTTTAAAGCCAGATGGATATCGGCAGTTTAACACTGCTTATGTAGAAATACCTAAAAAGATGGGAAAAAGTGAGCTTGCCGCAGCAATTGCACTTCTCCTCACTTGCGGTGATGGGGAGGAACGGGCGGAGGTGTACGGTTGTGCTGCCGACCGCCAGCAGGCATCAATTGTATTTGAAGTAGCAGCCGATATGGTGCGGATGTGTCCGGCACTAAATAAACGTGTAAAGTTGCTGGCTTCAACTAAGCGATTGGTGTACCTGCCGACCAACAGCTTCTATCAGGTATTGTCGGCTGAAGCCTACTCCAAACACGGCTTCAATATACATGGTGTTGTTTTTGATGAACTTCATACTCAGCCAAATAGGAAACTATTTGACGTTATGACGAAAGGATCTGGGGATGCGAGGACCCAACCGCTATATTTTCTTATCACCACTGCGGGGACGGATACCCAGAGTATCTGCTACGAAACACACCAGAAAGCGGTTGATATTATTGAGGGCAGAAAATACGATCCTACGTTTTACCCTGTAATCTACGGTGCTAAAGAAGAGGATGATTGGACAGACCCAAAAGTGTGGAAAAAGGCAAATCCAAGCTTGGGAATTACAGTGGGAATTGACAAGGTAAGAGCTGCTTGTGAAAGTGCAAAGCAGAACCCAGCTGAGGAGAACAGCTTCCGGCAATTACGCTTAAATCAGTGGGTTAAACAATCTGTCCGATGGATGCCAATGGCAAAGTGGGATGCCTGTGCATTTCCAGTTATACCAGAAAGTCTCGAAGGACGGGTGTGTTATGGAGGTCTTGACTTATCTTCTACAACAGATATTACAGCCTTTGTACTAGTTTTCCCACCGGAGGATGAAACAGATAAATACATTGTTCTTCCGTATTTTTGGATGCCAGAGGACAACATTGACCTCCGAGTTCGAAGAGACCATGTACAATACGATCTTTGGGAGAAACAGGGATATATTCTAACCACAGAAGGCAATGTAGTGCATTACGGCTACATTGAGCGGTTTATTGAAGAACTTGGCGAAAAGTATAACATTCGAGAAATTGCATTTGACCGTTGGGGAGCAGTTCAAATGGTTCAGAACCTTGAAGGAGCAGGCTTTACTGTTGTTCCATTCGGTCAAGGCTTTAAAGATATGTCACCGCCAACCAAAGAACTAATGAAATTGACATTAGAAGAAAGAATAGCCCACGGTGGGCATCCAGTGCTTCGTTGGATGATGGACAACATCTTTATAAAAACTGATCCGGCAGGTAACGTGAAACCGGATAAGGAAAAAAGTACAGAAAAGATAGATGGTGCGGTAGCGACCATCATGGCACTTGATCGTGCTATCCGTTGTGGCTCAGGTAATAGCGGAGATTCAGTGTATAACGAGAGAGGTTTGATTGTCTTTTAAACCTTAATGGTTAACAACAATGTTTATATTCGGAGGTGACGCCTATGAATCTAATAAAAGGACTGTTTCGGTCAAGGGACAAACCGCAAAACCGTGTGGGTAGTGCATTTTCCTTCCTGTTTGGTGGTACGTCATCTGGCAAAACAGTGAACGAGCGTACTGCAATGCAAGCAACAGCAGTGTATGCCTGCGTAAGGATACTAGCTGAAGCGATTGCAGGACTGCCACTCCATGTATATAGATATCGTTCTGATGGAGGTAAAGAAAAGATTCCTTTTCACCCGTTGTATTACCTTCTTCATGATGAACCAAATCCAGAGATGACTTCATTTGTGTTTCGAGAAACACTGATGAGTCATCTTTTGCTTTGGGGAAATGCCTATGCACAGGTGGTCAGAAACGGTCGTGGGCAGGCAGTGGCGCTTTATCCCCTACTCCCCAACAAGATGGAGGTTAGTCGAGCAACAAATGGTGAGCTGGTCTATACCTATTACCGTGATACGGATGAAAGTGGCCTAAACCCAAAAGGCGGCTATGTCACACTCCGTAAAGATGAAGTTCTTCACATTCCTGGCTTAGGTTTTGATGGACTCATTGGTTATAGCCCTATTGCCATGGCTAAAAATGCAATCGGTATGTCACTTGCTACTGAAGAGTACGGTGCGGCATTCTTTGCCAATGGTGCAAATCCCGGAGGTGTGCTGGAGCACCCAGGTGTAATCAAAGATATACAGAGGGTCAAGGAAAGTTGGAATAGTGCCTATCAAGGCACAGGCAATGCTCACAAAATTGCTGTGTTGGAGGAAGGCATGAAGTTTCAAGCCATTGGTATCCCACCGGAACAGGCACAATTTCTTGAAACACGGAAATTCCAAATTAATGAGATTGCGAGGATTTTCCGAGTGCCACCCCATATGGTGGGTGATCTTGAGAAGTCTAGTTTCTCCAATATTGAGCAGCAGTCTTTAGAGTTTGTAAAATACACCCTCGATCCGTGGGTGGTGCGATGGGAACAAAGTCTTCAGCAATCGCTTATTTTGCCTTCTGAGAAAACTTCACTGTTTATCAAGTTCAATTTGGACGGTCTGCTTCGTGGTGATTACCAAAGTCGTATGAATGGCTACGCTACAGGTCGTCAAAATGGCTGGATGTCAGCCAACGATATCCGTGAACTGGAGGACATGAACAGAATACCGGCTGAGGAAGGCGGCGATTTATATCTGGTTAACGGAAATATGACAAAACTGGCTGACGCAGGTGCGTTTGCCAAAACCGAAGGAGGTCAGTAAATGAGGAAGTTTTGGAACTGGGTGCGAGATTCTGATGAAGAACGTACCCTCTATTTAAACGGAGTGATATCCGAAGAAACGTGGTGGGGCGATGAGGTCACACCTAAGATTTTTAAAGATGAATTGCTGGCAGGCACCGGCGATATTACGGTGTGGATTAATTCCCCTGGTGGTGATGTGTTCGCAGCAGCCCAGATTTATAACATGCTGATGGAGTATACCGGAAAAGTCAATGTAAAGATTGATGGGCTTGCGGCAAGTGCGGCATCCGTTATTGCAATGGCTGGTGGAGATGTATATATGTCCCCTGTTTCCATGCTGATGATCCATAACCCATCAACGATTGCTATCGGTGACAGTGAGGAAATGCTGCGAGCAAAGGCTCTATTAGATGAGGTCAAGGAAAGTATTATTAATGCCTATGAGTTAAAGACGGGCCTTTCTCGAACAAAACTCTCTCATCTGATGGATGCAGAATCATGGATGAATGCAAATAAAGCCATTGAACTTGGTTTTGCAGACAAGATCATGTTCATGGAAAGTGAAACACCGGATTTGACGGATAGTCTTATCTTTAGCAGGATGGCGGTTACTAACTCGCTTATCAGCAAACTGCCAAAACAACCAAAACAGAAAACAGGTACACCCATTGAGTCGCTGGATAAGCGGCTTTCTTTAATTTCGCACTAAATTTAAGGAGGAAATAACAATGAGTAAAATTCTTGAATTGCGCGAGAAACGCGCTAAAGCATGGGACGCAGCAAAGGCATTCCTTGATTCCAAACGTGGTGGTGATGGACTGTTATCCGCCGAGGACACGACAACCTATGAAAAAATGGAAGCCGATGTGGTGGCTCTTGGTAAGGAAATTGAACGTTTGGAACGCCAAGCATCTATCGATTTGGAACTGTCGAAAGCAACCAGTAACCCAATTACCAATGAACCTACTAGAACTGGAGAGGAAAAGACCGGTCGTGCAAGTGCTGAATACAAAAGAGCTTTCTGGAATGCAATGCGTGACAATGTTAGCTATGAAGTAAGAAACGCTCTAAAGATTGGCACTGATTCTGAAGGCGGATTCCTTGTGCCAGATGAGTTTGAACGTACTCTAGTAGAAGCTCTAGAGGAAGAAAATATTTTCCGTAGATTGGCTAATGTAATCACTACATCTTCTGGTGACCGTAAGATTCCTGTTGTTGCAAGCAAAGGCACTGCAAGTTGGATCGATGAAGAAGGAGCTATTCCAGAGAGTGATGACAGCTTCGGTCAAGTATCGATTGGTGCTTATAAACTAGCAACGATGATCAAAGTCTCTGAGGAACTGCTAAATGATTCCGTGTTTAATCTCGAAAGCTACATCACAAGAGAATTCGCCCGTCGCATTGGTAACAAGGAGGAGGAAGCCTTCTTCATAGGTGACGGTACAGGAAAGCCAACAGGAATTCTGAATGCTACTGGTGGTGGTCAAGTTGGGGTTACTGCGGCAAGTGCCACTGCCATCACTTTGGATGAGGTATTAGATTTATTCTACAGCTTAAAAGCACCGTATCGAAATAAGGCAGTATTCGTAATGAATGACGCCACTATAAAAGCTATCCGTAAATTAAAGGACGGAAACGGACAGTACTTATGGCAACCTTCTGTCCAAGCGGGGACACCTGATACGATTCTTAACCGCCCGCTGTACACCTCATCATATGTACCTACTATTGAAGCAGGTGCAAAGACTATGGTATTCGGTGATTTTAGTTATTACTGGGTGGCAGACCGTCAAGGACGCGTATTCAAACGATTAAATGAACTCTATGCTGTTACAGGTCAAGTAGGATTTATTGCGACTCAGCGAGTTGATGGAAAGCTTATCTTACCGGAGGCCGTTAAGGTACTCCAACAGAAAGCCTAACGGAGGTGCTTTATGAGTTATAACACGAAGAATTATACCGAACAAGGCGGAGAAAAAACTGTCATCGGAGGTGTTTTAGAAATTAAAGAAGGGGCCTCGGTTATGGGGCTTCCTGTTGCTGAAAACCAGGCAGACAGCACCGCCACCGATGTTGCTGGTCTAGTTACGGACTTCAATGCCCTGCTTGCCAAACTAAAAGCAGCGGGGCTTATGGAGGCTGACTAAGGTGGAATGTAAAGGAGGTTGGTGGTATGGCAGTGGCAGATAATCTCTTGCCTAAAGTTAAAGCGAACTTAATTTTAGCACATGATCAGGATGATGCCCTCCTTATTGGATTTATCACTGCTGCAGTCTCCTATGCACAAAGCTATCAGCACGTTCCTGAAAACTATTATGAAACACATGCTATGCCTCCAACAACAGAACAAGCAGTGATCATGTTGTCGAGTCATTTCTATGAAAGTAGAGATGGCTCGACGGCAGGTTTCTTTGCTGATAGCGTACAGGCGGGACAACAAGTATGGAATACAGTGAACTTGCTTTTACGACTTGATCGAGAGTGGGGTGTTTAGTGTGAGCTTTGGGAAGATGAACACCTTCATCGATATCATTTGCACGATACCCACAAAGGATAAGGAAGGCTTCGCCACAAAAGATGACAACATACTCGCAAGTGTACTTGCTTACAAGGAAGATCGGCATGGCAGTGAGCGATGGACGAATATGGCATCATTTTCATCTGCAACTTCCCTATTCAGGTTTAGAAAAATCTTCGGACTTAAGGTGACCAATGAAATGGTTATCGTCTGCGATGATGGCAGATATCAAATTTTAAGTGTTGAGGATGTAAGAAATCGAGGTATGTATGTCGAGGTTTTAGCCGAAAAGCTAGAACCAACTGTGAGGTGATGGATATGGCAAAAGCGAATATAAAGATGCCAGAAGAATTCCTTTTAAAGGTATCTCGATTAGCTGACCAGACCGATGTGATTCTTCCTAAGGTTTTGGAAGTTGGCGGTGAAGTGGTGCTTGATAAAGTCAAAGGAAATCTAAGTAAGGTGGTTGGCAAGGGCACGAAATATCCATCCAAAAGCACTGGTGAGTTGCTATCTTCACTGGGTCTTTCTGGAGCAAAGCAAGATAGAAACGGAAACTTCAATGTAAAAGTCGGCTTTGCCGAGCCACGATCTGACGGCGAGAGCAATGCTAAACTTGCCAGCATTATCGAATATGGCAAACATGGTCAGCCTGCAAAACCCTTCCTAAAGCCTGCGAGGAATGCATCTAGGAAACCTTGCATCAACGCAATGGTCGCCAAGCTGGAGGAGGAGATCAAGAAGATATGAATATTTTAGAGGAATTGAATACCCTTGTTTCCACTATACCGCTCCCCGTGGAAACCGGGGTTTTTTCAGGTTTGGCACCAGATGAGTATGTCGTGATTCTCCCTCTTTCGGATATTTTTGAAGTTCATGCGGATAACCGTCCAGGCTTTGATGTGCAGGAAGCGAGGATATCATTGTTCTCAAAAAGTAACTACTTAAAGAGGAAAAGACAGCTCACCACTTCTTTAATAAATGCGGATTTTACTGTGACCGAACGGAGATACATCGGACACGAGGATGATACTGGATATCATCATTATGCCATCGATGTGGCAAAAAACTATAGATTGGAGGAATAACACATGGCAACGATCGGTCTTGATAGACTGTACTATTCAAAAATAACCGAGGACACTAACGGTGAGGAAACTTATGCCCAACCTTCCGTACTTGCAAAAGCCATCACTGCTGAACTCTCGGTAGAACTGGTGGAAGCAATTCTGTATGCTGACGATGGTGCGGCTGAGGTTGTGAAAGACTTTAACAGTGGTACTCTCACTCTCGGTGTTGACGACATTGGTCCGACAGTTGCAGCGGATTTAACTGGTGCTTCTACAGATGACAACGGAGTATTAATCTCAGCCAGTGAAAATGTGGGTACACCAGTTGCAGTGGGGTTTCGTGCGCAAAGGGCTAACGGAACATACCGCTATTTTTGGCTGTATCGCGTTAAGTTTGGACTACCAGCTACCAACTTACAGACAAAGGCTGATTCCATTACCTTTTCTACACCCACCATCGAAGGAACCGTTATGCGTAGGAATAAGCTGGATGGATTGGGCAAGCACCCATGGAAAGCGGAAGTTACAGAAGGTGATCCTGGTGTTTCATCGACCACCATAACAGGCTGGTTCACTGAAGTCTATGAACCTGTATATACACCTGAACCATAGGAGGGGAAATCATGGATAATGATAGAAGTGCCTCAATCAACATAGGTGACAAAGAGTATGAACTGGTTTTAACTACACGTGCAACAAAGGCCATTGCCGGTCGTTACGGTGGTCTTGAAAACCTTGGAGAAAAACTGATGAAATCAGAAAACTTCGAGATGGCACTGGACGAGATTGTTTGGCTAATCACGCTGCTTGCAAACCAGTCCATTTTGATTCGTAATCTTAAGAATAAGAACGCACCAGAAGAATTGCTTACAGAGGAAGAAGTGGAGCTTCTTACTTCACCGCTTGACTTAGCGGCATATAAAACTGCAATTACCGAGGCAATGTTCAAAGGTACAAAGAGAAATGTGGAAAGTGAGGAGGAAACTCCAAAAAACGTGGAAGTCGGGTAACGGACGCTGAGGTCTTTACCCGGCTTCTTTATTATGGAACAGTCCAGATGGGCATGGAGGCAGAGGAATTCTGGCTTCTGCCAATTGGACTGTTTTTTGATTTATGGGCTTGCCATAAGCAGTGGCATGGCATTGAAAAGCCAAAGAAAACTCAGACCATTGACGATATTATCCCACTAGGCATATAGGAGGAGGTGAAGGTATGGCGGATAATTTTGGATTAAAAATAGGTGTCGAGGGTGAGCGAGAATTTAAGAAGGCACTCTCCGAAATCAATCAATCATTTAAGGTACTAGGTAGTGAAATGGCCCTTGTAACCAGTCAATTTGATAAAAACGATAAATCCATTCAATCGATCACGGCTCGAAATGCCGTTTTAAATAAAGAAATTGACGCACAGAAAGAAAAGATTTCTACCCTTAAGGCTGCCCTTGATAATGCCTCCTCCTCTTTCGGTGAAAATGACCGCCGCACCCAAAACTGGCAGATACAATTAAATAGGGCTCAGGCAGAACTGAACCTTATGGAACGTGAACTTGAGGAGTCTACAATTGAAGCGGATAATCTCGGTGAAGAGTTAGAGGATTCAGGTAAAAGTGCAGAGGATGCTGGTGGCAGGTTTGAAAAGCTTGGCGGTGTACTCAAGGGCATTGGTGTGGCGATGGGTGCGGTTGCCGTTGCCGCTGGAGCCGCGGCTATTAAGTTAGGTAAAGAGGTAGTTACTCAGTTCGGAGAATTAGAACAAAACCTAGGTGGATCGGAGGCGGTTTTTGGAGCATATGCTGCATCGATTCAGAAAACTGGTGAGGAAGCCTATAAAAATCTAGGTGTTTCCCAAAGTGAGTACCTTGCAACTGCCAACAAAATGGGCGCGTTATTCCAAGGTTCTGGTATACAGCAACAGAGAAGTCTTGAGCTAACTGAAAAGGCCATGCAACGTGCGGCAGACATGGCATCTGTTATGGGTATTGATATGTCCTCGGCATTGGAGGCAGTCACTGGGGCGGCAAAGGGTAACTTTGATATGATGGATAACTTAGGTGTTGCGATGAACGCTACAAACATCGAAGCCTATGCTCTCGCAAAGGGTCTGGATTTCACTTGGAATACTGCAACACAAGCGGAAAAAGCCGAAGTAGCAATGCAAATGTTCTTTGAGAACACAGAGCAGTATGCAGGTAACTTTGCAAAAGAATCAACCGAGACAATCTCCGGTTCTATTGGGTTACTACAGGCCGCACTTGGTTCATTTACAGCTGGACTCGGTAATGCCAATGCTGATATGACGAATCTGACTGAGAATCTTGTTGATGCTTTCGAGGCGGTTGTCACTAATATTGTACCGGTTTTAGAAAATATCGTAGCCGCCTTGCCAACAGCGACAGGCGCAATATTAGCGGCGGTTGCAGAATTGCTACCAATGCTTCTTGAATTAGTTACAAATATATTCACGCAAGTACTGGAAACAATGTTAAATCTTTTACCGGAACTTATCCCAGCTGCAGTAAGTGCTCTAATGACGATTGTCGGTGCATTAATTGATAACCTTCCACTGCTAATAAATGCAGCAATTGAATTAGTAACAGCACTTGTGGAGGGAATCGGCATAGCGTTACCACAACTCATCCCTGCGGCAGTTTCTGCAGTTATGCAGATTGTCCAAGGATTGATGGATAACCTACCACTCATTTTGGATGCCGCTTTGCAGTTGATTTTAGGATTAGCACAGGGATTGGTAGATGCCATACCCCAGCTTACTTCTGCATTGCCTGTCATCATCAAAGCAATAGTGGATTTTATCATTAAATCTATTCCGCAGATTATTGAAGCGGGTATTCAATTATTGTCCTCACTGGTTACAGCTTTGCCTACCATTATTACAGCAGTTGTGGAAGCAATTCCGCAAATTATCGACAGTATCATCAATGCTGTTATTGGCTCGATTCCTTTGATTATTGATGCAGGTATCCGGCTTCTAGTTTCACTCATTCAGGCATTGCCGCAGATTATTACTACTGTTGTAGGTGCTATTCCCAAGATTGTTAGCTCGCTGGTCAATGCCGTTATTGGTAACATCGATAAGATTATCTTAGCGGGTGTACAACTGTTTGTGGCATTGATTGCAAACCTACCAAGGATAATCGTGGAGATTGTTAAAGCAGTACCGCAGATTATCTCTGGACTGATCAAAGCCTTTACTGGCTATATCGGTCAAATGGCTCAAGTGGGTGGCAATCTGATTAAAGGTCTATGGCAAGGTATTTCAGACGCAGGGGCATGGCTATGGAGTAAAATATCTGGATTTTTCGGAAATGTTGTTTCAAGGATTAAAGACTTCTTCGGTATCCGCTCTCCTTCAACCCTATTTGCTGGAATTGGCCGCAACATGGGTGAAGGTATCGGTGTAGGTTTTGAGGATGCAATGACAGCAGTTTCAAGGGATATGCAAAATGCAGTGCCAACCAGCTTTGACTTTAATTACAGAGGTGTATCTGGGCAAGGCAATGCCACTGGTGCAAGTATCACTCAAAACATTTCTGTAGTGACACCTAAGGCTCTATCAGAAAAAGAACTAGCACGGGAGTTTAAGAACCTATCCCGTAAACTGGCACTTGAATTGTAAAGGAGGTACGGCAATGGAACTAACATATACCAATAGAGATGGAGAGAGTATTACGCTAAAGCAAAGCCGACCGTACTTTCTTACGAAGATAGATGGTACTGGCAACATCCGTCAAACTGTTAACACTTTCAAGGCGCCAGACCAAGATGGCGCTTTTTATATTTCCTCCACACTAGATATGCGAAACATAACGATTGAAGGTACGGTTGTTGCTGATACTCCCGATGAAGCTTATAAAAGGAGACAACACTTCCTTCAAATATTCAGCCCAAAGCTACTAGGAACCCTTCAATACCGTGAGAGACAGATTTCCTGTGTGGTAGAGGAAGCAGGTTTTAGTGTTTCTAATCGGCAACGAATACCAAACTTCTTTGTCAGTCTGCTCTGCCCATCCCCTTTCTTTGAGACATTAAATGAGGTGCGAGAGGAACTGGCATCATGGATACCGCTATTTGAGTTTGAATTGGAAATTCCAATGACTGGGATGGAGTTCGGAATGCGTCAACCTAGCCAAATCATTACGGTGGAAAATATAGGGGATGTATCTTGTGGATGCGAGATAGTGTTTAGGGCCTTAGGTACTGTGTCGAACCCTGAACTATTAAACATAGACACGGGAGAATATATCCGACTTCTCACTACAATGAGCGCTGGGGATGAACTTCGTGTATATACCCATTTCGCTGGTAAGCGTGTGATCCAAGTTGATGGTTCAACGGTTACAAATGCTTTTTCACTGTTGGATACCAATTCGGTGTTCTTTCAACTGGCGGCAGGCCTTAATACACTGAGATACGATGCTTCTGTCAATATGGAATTGTTAGAGGTTAGTATTTACTTTCGTCCGCAGTTTCTGGGGGTGTGAAAATGGAACTGTATATCTACAATTCAAACCGGGAGCTTGCAGGCATTGTTGAATCCTTTGAGTACTTACGCTGGACGAGACGCTATTCCCAGTGTGGCTCATTTGAGTTAAAGGCGATAGCAACTCCAGAGAATACAGAACTCTTAAAGGAAGGGAATATCATCTGGAAAAATGATGATGAGGAAGCCGGGATCATTGAGCATCTGGAACTTTCTCAAACCGAGCATGAAATTATTACTGCAAGTGGTCGTTTTGCAACTTCCTTCCTCTCCCGCCGCATTGTTTGGCAAACGGAGAAACTGTCTGGTGACATATCTGTCTGTGTGGAGCAGTTGATAAATAATAATCTTATCAATCCTTCTGATGTAGCAAGGAAGATTGCGAACATATCCTTTTCTGCTCCAAACTTTAATGTTCCTATCAGCACACAGGTATCGTATCGAAATTTGATGGATGCTGTGACGGAACTATGTGTTGCATCGGATGTTGGCATTAAGACTGTGTTCACTCCTACTACAGGGGTTTTTACCGTAGCGTTATATATGGGAACGGAATCACAAGCTGTATTTTCTAAGGAATATGAAAACCTTACAGAACAGATTTATACAATAAGTGCTGGAGATTATGCCAACACCGCCCTTGTTGGTGGTGAAGGAGAAGGTCCAGACAGAACTTTTGTTGCAATTACAAGTGGCTCTGGTGAGACAAGGCACGAAATTTTTGTGGATGCTAAGGACTTACGGGCAGAAGACTTTGGTTTAGATTACATTGATACACTAATCTTTCGAGGTCAAAGTAAGCTGAGTGAGCAAGCCATACGCTATTCATTTGATACATCTGTCAATCCACACGGTAATTTGTCATATAAGATAGACTTCGATCTTGGGCAGACCGTCAAAGTTATTTCCAAAGCATGGGGTGTATCCATGACGACACGCATCACCGAAGTTGAAGAAACTTATGACGCAGATGGCCAGAGTATCAGTGTAGTATTCGGAAAAGCTGAATTGACAATAGCCCAAAAATTACACTCCGACTTGAGCGAGGTGAAAACAGCAATATCGGCTCCAACTGGCATATCTGAAATTGCACAGGCTTTAGGAGCAGTGGAGGATACGCTAGTAACAGTTGAGGAAACCTTAGGCGACTTGACGGAGGTAGATTCAGAGATTCAAGGAGACAATCTAGCATCTACTATCAACAATCTATATGGGAAACTACCTGCACTCGAAATTAATGTTGGCGAAGGTACTATATCGATTGGTCAATATGCGTTGCACCATATGAACCCTGGAGATGCTTTTTATTTCACCCCATGGAGCGGTAATAAGTTTAGTGACCAGCCAAGTGATGACGGACATGTCTTTTTGGTAAAGCATAACGGGGACAACACGGGAAATGGGTATCAGCGGGCAATGGGTTTCTTTATTTCCCGTAATACCATGACATTCTATGTGATTTCCGTTTTCGTATTTAACAACCCTTCTGGTCAAGCTAACTGGCTTAATATCAATAACGAACCTTTAACTACTGCAAGGATTGCAGATGGGGCAGTCACTAGTTTAAAAATGGCAGACCGTACAATTACAGCTGCCAAAATGGTGTCCTCCTTTAGTGACTACTCAACTACAGAACAAAACACTGGGAGACTATGGATTGACGGCAAGACAATTTATCGTAAAGAGATAAATCTCGGTTCGCTTACGGATACAACACCAAAGCATGTACCTCACGGTATAGCAAACCTCAGCACTGTTATTAGCTTAACCGGCTTTGTGACAAATGGGACAGTTTTCTTGCCGTTGCCACTTGCACGGTACAACAACTTCGAATCGCAAATCGGTCTCTACGTGAATACAACCGAAATTGTAGTCGAACCAGGCAATGATAGAACAGCATATACAGGCTATGTAGTTATAGAGTATACAAAAACCGTTTAAAAGGAGGAAATGATTTATGGAGAAAAGCGGATTTTTTAACTCATCCGATGGAGATAGAGTCTATGATGCAAAGGACTTCGCTGCATATTTTGGAAACCTTGTCTCAAATGGTGTATTTTATGCGACACCAACAAACCTCCTGGTGTCTCCTGGGATTGGATTGGCAGTGAGCATTGCAGCGGGCAGTGCATGGATTAATGGCTATAGATATGAAAATACGGACAATTTAAACATGCCCCTTCCTACAGCAGACGGGAGCAATCCTCGCATAGACCGGGTTGTGGTTCGTTTAAGTCAAATTACGAGAAGTATTCAGCTTGCCATTGTTACTGGTACTCCCACAGCAACACCCATCGCTCCAGAGTTGACAAGAACAAGCGATGTTTATGAACTCGGCATTGCTGATGTTCTAGTACCTTCGGCTGCTACATCGATTTCAGCAAATAACATTATAGATACCCGCTTGAATACTAGTCTTTGTGGGTTGGTAAACTCGTTAGTTTCGGCGGTTTATGAATAGGAGGTGAATGTAAGTGGCGGATATTAACGGAATAACTCTGCAGGCGGGTTCTAGCCCGGCCGTTTATTACACGATTACTTATACTAAAAGCCGACCTAATAATACCCAGATGAGATACAACTTCACCATATCCGCTGCATTGGGTTCATCAGGTTCTTTCATCCATAGTGGTTATGCACTGCTTTGCACCATAACTGTAAATGGATCATCCTCACAGGTACGCATTAAAGCAGCGGACGGTGATAACTGGGACGGGACTACACCAAGACTCAGGTATGTTTCGGTGACCTGTACTTCTACTACAAGTAATGCAACCCAGCCAGTCACATTCAAAGTGGTTTCTGACGGACGTTTGCCACTATCCTCTGGGGTAATTACCAATTCGAGCTACACGGTATTAAGCGCTCCGTTGCTTACTACAGCTTGTGGAGCGCCAACATCTTGTACGGTTTCTCCACTACTTGCGGAAGGCAATGTGACCCTTTCTTGGAGTGGGGCTTCTGGAGGCATCAATAATACGATTTCCAGTTACGAAATTCAATATAGTGACTCTGCCGATAATGTCACATGGGGAGCATGGATCGCTCTGACCACGGTAACTACTACAGCATCAAGTGGTAGTGTATCAGTAGAACCGCCCTCTACGCGAGGTAATTACCGAAGATTTCGGGTACGGACACGTGGAACAGCAGGAGCTAGTTATTATTCCAGCTGGAAAGTATCCACAAGCAGTGTCCGCAGAAATACTGTACCAAAGCCAGCGACGACTGCTGTTGCCTCCCCCGCAGCATATCGCGATGAGACTATTACACTTAATTGGAGCGGAGCGTCAAGCGGTACCAGTCCAATTAAGGGATATCAAATTGCCAGTCGGACATCCACGGATAATAGCACTTGGGGTGCGTGGAATGTGTTGACCATGTTGACATTGGCGGCCAGCGGTGGTAGTTATCATCCGACTGTATCGAGGACCCCTGGAACATATACACAATTTGGTATTTGGACAATTGACACGTTGGATGTTTACTCAATAGAGAAAATCAGCAACAGCATCTACTGCAACGTCACAGCTTGTGCAGCACCGACCGCCTGTACGGTAAGCGCAACATTATCTGAAGGAAATGTTACTCTCTCGTGGAGCGGAGCATCCGGCGGTGCGGGCAATGCCATCACTTCCTACGAAATACAGTACAGTGATTCGACCGATAACAGCAATTGGGGTGCCTGGTTGGCATTGGCTATAGTCAATACTTCTGCAACAAGCAGTATTTTAAATGTCAGCCCACCTTCTACACGTGGTTATTATCGTCGGTTCCGAATAAGAACCCGTGGAACAGCTGGAGAGGGTTTTTACTCAGACTGGGTTATATCCAGCAATACCGTTCGTAAAAATATACTGCCGATACCGCCGACTTCTTTTACCGCAAACCCTCCTATCTATGAAGCTAACACAATAAACCTTTCATGGAGTGGAACGGTACCTGGAACCAGTGCCATTAAGCAATATGTCATACAACAGGTTACATCGATAGATGGATTAAATTGGTCCGCATATGAAGCACTGACGACTATTGTTTCAAATGCTACATCAGGCACCCTCCAGGTAAATGCCTCACAGGTAGCCGGAAGGTATACTCGTTATCGAATCAGCGTCACAGATGCACTTGATGCAGTGTCTGCCTATGTTGTTAGTAACGCGGTAAAGAAAAACAGCCCGCCTGTAGCACCGATAGTGGACTGTCCAATGTCTGGCAATTTTACTTATAATGCTACACCACGTTTTATGATCACAACAGGAATTGAACCGGATGGACAAACACAAATAGTGGAGGTAAGGATTGACTCTGGTTCATGGCAAAACAGCGTAGACAATCCTGAGCGGTTTTCTGTAAGCGGCTATCTTGGTAATGGGGTCAAGACAATTTACCAAGCTGAACCGCTTTCTGCAGGTAATCATACGGTTACCTTCCGTTGTCTTGACAGTGATATCGAATCAGCAAGCACAGAAGTTGTTCGTACCTTCACGATTTTAGCATTACCTTTTGAAATCATCACCGCTAATGTGACACATGTAAAGGCAGTGCATATTCAGACGCTTCGAACTGCTGTAAACAGGGTGCGTAGCTATTACAATCTATCCGTTGCAACTTGGAAAGAGGATATCATCGCAGGAAAGACCACTGTTAAGAATTGGCCATTTCATATCGTTGAAATACGCAAGGCTATTGATTCGATTATTATAATGGTTAATGGTTTTGATTCTTCGCAGGCCTTCGATATACCACCAGTCACATGGCTACCTATTGGTACAGGACGACCAAAGGCGGATGTGATGCAACAAATTCATGACCTAATTCAAATAATATAAAGATAAAATTCAGCGCTCTTGTCATTTGCAGGGGCGCTTTTCTATATACAAATACTCGAAACGGAGGTGTTTTTAATGAAAGAGATTTGGAATTGGATACAGCTGACTTTTGCCGCTGCCGGTGGGTTTTTCGGATGGTTTCTCGGCGGTTATGATGGATTTCTCTATGCACTGGTAGCCTTCGTGGTCATCGATTATCTGACAGGTGTCCTTTGTGCAATTGCGAATAAAAAACTGTGTAGCGAAATTGGTGCCAAGGGAATTTTCAAAAAGGTGCTCATCTTTATAATGGTAGGCATCGCTCATATTATCGATACACAAATTTTGGTTAGTATTGGAGAAAATAGTGGCATTTTACGAACAGCAGTAATCTTTTTCTACCTAAGTAATGAAGGAGTATCCATTTTGGAGAATGCTGGACATATTGGACTGCCTATCCCAGAAAACCTAAAATCGGTTCTACAGCAACTACATGGACGTGATAAGGAACCGCCTAAGCCTAGTGATGGAATATGATTGACTTAACATATTTGATTAGAGGTGATTTTAATGAAGTTACGCAAGCTATTACTTACGAACAATGCCTGCTTCGAAGCAGGTAAAACAATAACACCGAAGGGTATCATGGTTCACTCGACTGGTGCAAACAACCCGTGGTTGAAGCGCTACGTTGGCCCAGACGATGGCTTACTGGGAAAGAACCAGTATAACAACCATTGGAATCAAGACAAACCTGGAGGCCGTCAAGTATGTGTTCATGCCTTTATTGGTAAATTAGCAGATGGTTCGATTGCCACGTATCAAACATTGCCTTGGAATCACCGAGGTTGGCATGCCGGTGGAACTGCCAATGATACTCATATTGGATTTGAAACTTGCGAGGACGGTTTGACCGATGCCTCGTATTTTTCTGCTGTTTATAAGGAAGCTGTGGAGCTTTGTGTATATCTTTGCAAACTTTATGGTTTTAGCGAGAAGGACATTATCTGTCACAGTGAAGGTTATAAACTAGGCATTGCTAGTAATCATGCAGATGTGATGCACTGGTTTCCTAAGCATGGGAAAAGTATGGACACCTTTCGAGCGGATGTGAAAAAATTACTAATCATAGAAAATAAACCAGCAGAACCAGTGAAGAAGAAATATTACCGTGTGCAGATTGGTGCTTATTCTGACAAAGCAAATGCTGAGGCACAGCTTACCAAAGCTAAAAAGGCAGGCTTTACGGATGCATTTATTAAGTATGATTAATCAAAAGGGCGAGTTTAAAACGGTGTTTCTTGATTTTCACAAAGTCTCTCAAATAAATTATTAAACAATTAATTTATCTAGCCTGTGGGGGTTCTTCCCTTGCAGGCTCTTTTTTTATGCTCTGATTCAAATTAATTCTTACAAATCCTCAACTTCGACCTGTTCCCACGGCTATTAGGTAGGAGGTGATTCCTAGTGAATCAGCACGAGGATAAAAAAATTACAAAGATTTCAGATGAGATTATAGACAAAAGCGTTGAATTAAAGAAAGTATCACAGGAACAGCTACAGCGTGAGTTTGATTATATCCAGGCAGAAAAGATGCTGAGAAAGATGCTCGGAAAAGGCTTAATAACTGAAATAGAATTCCACAAGATAGACGCACTAAATCGCCAAACTTTCTCCCCTTTTTTAGCAGAGATAATGCCCTGAAATCGTTGATATATAAGGGTTTCAGAGGTAATATGAGACCTACCAAGAAGGAGGTGAGAGGATGAAAAAGATAACGAAAATAGAAGGAAATCTAGCCAACTCTTTTATTAAGCCAAAAACACGAGTAGTTGCCTACTGCCGAGTTTCAACAGATAGTAATGAACAGCTAGTCAGCTTGCAAGCACAAAAGGCCCATTATGAGACCTACATAAAGGCGAATCCAGAATGGGTATATGCAGGCCTATATTATGATGAGGGAATCAGCGGTACGAAAAAGGAAAACCGCTCTGACCTGCTTAGGATGTTATCAGACTGTGAAACTGGGAGAATTGACTTAATCATTACAAAGTCCATCAGCCGATTTGCGAGAAATACTACAGACTGCTTGGAGATGGTTCGAAAACTGATCGACCTTGGGGTTCATATCTATTTTGAGAAGGAAAACATCAATACAGGTTCAATGGAAAGTGAATTGATGCTCTCCATTTTAAGTGGGCTTGCAGAAAGTGAGTCAATTTCCATTTCTGAAAATACTAAATGGGCAATTCAAAGACGATTTCAAAACGGGACCTTTAAAATTTCCTACCCACCATATGGGTATCAAAACATTGACGGTCAGATGATAGTAAACCTCAAGCAGGCTGAAGTTGTGAAGTATATTTTTGCAGAGGTATTATTGGGCAAAGGCACACAGAAAGTTGCAAATGATCTTAATCAAAAGGGTATCCCATCAAAAAGAGGTGGTCGTTGGACAGCTACTACGATTAGAGGGATTCTGACTAATGAAAAATATACTGGTGATGTTATTTTGCAAAAGACTTATACGGACAGCCATTATAATAGGCACACCAATTATGGTGAGAAAGATATGTATCTAGTAGAAAACCATCATGAGGCAATTATCAACCATGAAGATTTTGAAGCTGTAGATGCCGTTCTCAAACAGAGAGCAAAGGAAAAAAGCATCGAAAAGCGCAACAGCAAATATCTAAACCGATATGCTTTCTCTAGCAAAATTATCTGCTCGGAATGTGGCAGTACTTTTAAAAGACGGGTTCATTCATCTGGTCCAAGAAAATACATTGCTTGGTGCTGCAGTAAGCATATAAGCAATATAACGGAATGTTCTATGCAGTTCATTCGAGATGAAGATATAAAGACTGCATTTGTTACGATGATGAATAAACTCATTTACGGTCAGAAGTTCATATTAAGACCACTTTTGAATGGGTTACGTAACCAGAATAATGTAGCGGGTTTTCGTAGAATTGAAGAGTTGGAAACTAAAATTGAAAACAACATGGAGCAGAGTCAGATGCTGACGGGTTTAATGGCCAAAGGATATCTGGAACCTGCTCTGTTTAATAAAGAAAAGAATTCACTGGAAGCAGAAAGAGAAAGGCTTCTTGTCGAAAAGGATCAACTTACTCGTTCCGTCAATGGGAATTTTACAAAAGTTGAAGAGGTTGACCGTCTGCTTAAGTTTGCAACTAAGTCCCAAATGCTTACAGCCTATGAGGATGAGCTGTTTGAAAATTACGTAGAAAAGATTATGGTCTTTTCACGAGAGGAAGTGGGATTTGAATTAAAATGTGGAATCGCATTGAAGGAAAGGTTGGTGAATTAGATGGGTCACACACCCTATGGATATAGAATTGAAGATGGAAAGGCTGTTGTAGATGAAATAGCAGCAGAACAAGTAAAAGAATTATTTTCAGGATACTTGGCAGGACTTTCTTTGAAGGGTGCTACTAAAAAAGCTGGGATAGACTGCTACCATGCCACAGCAAGTAAGATGTTGCAGAACAAGCATTACTTGGGCGATGAATTCTACCCTCCAATTATTGATGAAGAGACCTTTGAAAAAGCCAGAGTAGAAAAACGAAAACGAGCAGAAAAGCTCGGAAGGATATGGGAGCCTAAAGATGAACCGGTAAGGGATTACCCTGTAAAGTTCAAAGTAAAACCTCTGGTGCAAAAATATGAAGATCCATACAAGCAGGCGGAATATGCTTACAGTCTGATAGAAAGTGAGGTGTAA